GCAATACTTAAATCGCCTATGCCTTCTTTTTCTCTGATGATTTCGGTTGTCCAATAGGTTGAATCGGTTACAGTGTCTTTTGCTCTGCTGACTTGGATGCTCATTTTGGGATTTGCTTTGTTGTAGATTGTTTGATTTTGTTCTTTTATTTTTGATAACAAAACAGGAGGGATACTTCTCATAGAGTTCCCTCCTCACTTATGTTCAATCGCAATTTAGCAGAATATATTGTATTTGCTTTGTCTTGTTGTCTGTAAACTAATCCTGTCCATTCATCGATACCGTCAATCATGCCAATATAATATTTTTCATCAATGATTAGTTTTAATAGTTCGCCTTTGCTTACTGCTAAATTAATTACATCGACTTGAATTTGATTTGCTAAAATTTCAAAGGTATAGTATTTTACAGGACTTCCGATTATTTGCACATGGTAACTGCCATCTATTAGCTTATTTTTAACTTTAATGGTATCGTACATCATTGGAGATAAGTTTCTGATTCCATAGCTTAATTTATTGCTATCTAAGTTTTGTAATAAAATCAAGCCCTTACCTCCCTTCTTAACGTATCCATAACAATATCAACAATGCCCATTAGTTCGTTATGATTGTTAACGCCTTTTACTGTTATAGTGCCTGTGTGATTAACGGTATTTCCGCCATCGTTATATTTCTTAGGCACAACCGCCTCGCCTTTATGTAAATATGCCAATCCATCTTCTGGCACATAATTTGTGCCTTTTGCGTATTGCGTGTACCCTCTTACGTTAGTGTTGGTTGCTTTTTTGACCACATTCGATGTATCAGGCGAATCCATGCCAAAAAATTCTTTTACTTTACCTATTGCGCCTTTTACAGTGTCAGTTATCTTAGTCCATCCACCTATGAATTTTTCTTTAAATCCATTAAATACATTTAAAATTCCATCCCATAGACCACTAAAGAACCCTGATATTTCATCCCAATTTGTTATTATTAAATATGCCGCCGCCGCAAATGCCACAACCGCTAACATCACAATTCCGCCAGGCCCTATCAATCCACCCATGGCACTTAATACAGAACTACCGCCTGATATTGCTTTAGAAAATTTCCCAAATGTACCTATTGCAGTTCCTACACCTGAAACTAATCCGCCAATGCCTGATGTTATAGGACCTACCACCGCCGCTAATGCAACAAATCTGACAATATTCTCTTTTGTGCCTTCATCTAAAGCGCCAAACTTCTCGACCATTTCTTTTATTTTAGCAATTAAAGGAGTAACTATCGGTAACAATACAGTTCCGATTGATGTGCCAAGATTCTTGACTTCTGTCATTAATGCCCTCATGGAACCCGATGCACCTTCGGCTTCTCTTGCTGCTTGTCCTTGTGCAGCTCCTGACTGCTCCATAATTAAAGCTAATGTTGCCGCTTGTTTTGTCGCTAAATCCATCGCTCCTGTGCCGTCATATAAACCCATTTCAAGTGCTTTGGTCTTTATCATCGAATCATTAACAGCCATTCCATAGTTGTCTAACATGGTGTTGTTGCCTTTTAATGCTCCTGTTAATGCATGGACTGCATCTTGTGTTGTGCCGCCATACATAGCTGTTAAATCGCCCGCTAATTTTATTAATGATTGCGCCTGAGTTGCCGCTTCATCTTCCGTCAATCCGCCTATATTTTGTAGCATGGAACCCATCATGTTTCCATATTCCACAGCTTCGCCTGATGCTATTCCGTAATAACTTTCTAATCCTTTCGCCCAGCTTTTCATATTGTCCGCAGATTTACCAAATATTTGGTCAGCCGCCCCCATGGCATCTTCCATTTCTGCTGCCATTTTAAATGCCGCTGCTCCTGCTGCTGCTGCCGGTAGTGTTACACCCAAAGTCATGTTTTTACCGGCTTGAGATATATTTTTCCCTGCTTTGCCTAAATCCTTAGAAATATTTTTCATTTCCGATTGGAATTGCTTTGTGTCAGCTCCAACCTTTACAACTAAACTTCTAATTACACTGCTCATTTATTTCTCACCCCATTCATCGAGGATTTTATTCATTCCGTCTGTTATTATATTTGTCGTATCTTCCTTGCTTTCATCCGCCGCTGGTCTTAAAAAAGGTCTTGCCTCTATATCTCTATTTGTCTTTTTGCCAAAGTACCATAATCTATGACCTAATTCTAAAGGCACTCCGTAAGCTCCACCTTTGCCAAATCCAACTTTTGCAACAATCAATCCGCTTGCAGTATTCTTTTTAGATGGCTTTGTTATCTTTAAACTTCTTGCTAAATTGCCTGTCCTGTCATGGATTTTGCCTCTTGCCCTGTTTAAAACTACTTCCGCCGCCTGTGTTGAGTATGGTTTTAATGTGTCAAAAGCATCTTCGCCAAGTTTAGCAAATGCCTTTAACAGTTCTTCTAATCCTTCTATTTTTACATCGCTCATATCTCAACCACCTTTCCGCCAAAAGCTGCATTTAATAATTTAGCCATAGCAAGCATTTCTTCATCTGTTTGTTTTTTAGGTTTTGTTGTTTTTAATGATTTTTCTTTAAACTCTGCAAATGTCATAAAATCTTCTTTTGTCATATATGGATAATTCGCTAACCACATTTCCCATAAATGTTTTTCATTTACTTGCTCATAACATTTTGCAATAAGTTCAATTCCGTATATAAAATCTTGTTGTAAAATATAATCAATGTTGCTATACCTTGATAACAGTAGGTCAATAGCCTCTAATGCGTTGATTGACCTACTAACGAGAAAAAATCAGCCACACCGTCAAGCTGTTTAAATTCGCTCATTATTGCCATAGATTCTTTTATAGGCAAATTTCCGAATTCTTCGCCTGTCATTCCTACTAAATCGCCAAAAAAATCATTGATTTCGTTTTGTGCCAAGTAAGCATTTTCAGCTACTTGCATTAATAGTTTTATTCCAACTTCTTCATCAGTTCCATTACTGTCTAAATTTATGTTTATTTTCTTTAAAATTCTGCTCATTTTAAATACATCATTTGTAGTTAATTGTCGCATATATCCTCCTTATTTTAAAAAAAGGCAGGAATTAACCTGCCTTATGATGCTGCTCTTGCGACTGATATTGTGTATTTCTTAGCCGCTTTATTTGTTTCTGCTACCTCAATAGTAATAACTGTTATGGTTCCTGCATCACCTAAAGTAATGTTGCCTGATGCCTCTCCTGTTGCTACAGTATTCCCATTTACTTTAATAACTCCAGCTGCCGTTGGTGTTACTGTTACTGTTTCTGTCAATGCCGCTGCTGTCGCTACATAATCCTTAACCCCTGCATCAAAAGCAGGAATTAATGTAGCTCCTGTCATTGCCAAATCAGTCAATCCTGTTGCAGTTGCAACTGCAAATGTGGGTTTGCCTGTAACTTTAACTGTGGCACTAAATGGGATTCCATCATCTGTTGGAGCATCACCTATTTTTATAGCTGTTATTAAACCGTTAAAACTCCATGTTGTTCCTGTTGATGCCGGGAAAGTTATAACCGCTGCTTTTACTGCTCTTGCAGCACAGTCTGCAACCATAGCAACTTGACCGTTAGCATCTGCATAGTCAAAGAAACCTTCTAATGCTACTTCGCCAGCATCTAATAACCCAGCTATATATTCTTTATATGCGTCTACGCTATCATGCGTGGTTACGTCTACAGTATCAACACTAATTTCAATTCCGCCAATGGAATTTAAAGCCGCTACAACTTCACTATCCCAAGTAAACGTAGTACCAAATGCGTGTGTTTTAGCCATGTTTTCACTCCTTTATAAAGTTAATTTCAAATTCTAAATCTTCCGTAAATACTTTTGTTGTCCCGTCTGGACTTGTTTCCAGATTCGATAATTCGTTTTGTAGTTCTATCTTTTGAATTTCAATACCGCTTAGTGTTCCTTGATAGTCATTTAAAGCAGTCTTAATTGATTTCGCCAAAGTTTTTGCCGCCGATTTTGTAAATGCATAAGCGGTGAATTGGAATATAGGTCTTTCTAACTCGCATATTCCTGTTAGATAGTGGTCTTTTATATCGGATATTTTTATATAGGTTGCTGCTGGTAAATTAACATTCTGTGGTATCTCGTCAGGATATATCTTTGTAATGTTTTTAGTTTTTAGGTATGCAACCAATGCTTCTTCTATTTCCATTAGACCACCTCTTTTGCACTGATAAGCAGTTCTATATGTTTTTCTGATACATCATTGATAAATAAAATCTCAAAAATCCTATCGCCATACTTTATCCTGTCGGTTGTTTTAATGTCTACCACATACCTTGTCCTAAATACTGCCGTTGTGGATGCGTTTAATTTCTGTGCTGCGTAAAATTCACCGCCACCGGTATTGATAATATCTGCCCATAATTCAATGGAATCTTTCCAAGTTTCAATCGGCTCGTTATAAGTGTTATAAATTATAGATTTTCTTTGAATGACTATTCGAGTTCTAAAATTGCCAGGGTTCATGACTCATCCTCCTTGGCATACCTCAATTCGTTTACAAAACTATTAATAATATTTTTTGCTGCCTGTTCGCCCTGTTCTTGTTTATCAAATGTCATTCCCCTATTTTCATAATACATAGCTGCAAGCGCCGTAATAAATAGGTCATACTGTGCATTATTTTCAAATACCGGAATGCCTGCTACTTTTGCTTTGGATTTAGCGGCTGCAAGATAATTGTCAACGTTTATTGTAAAACAATCGACGGTTATTTCAGTTTCGCTTTCATCCGGCGTAATTCCATAATCATTTAAAGAAACAGGAGACCCCTCAAGGAGCCATCCT